GCCGCGCAACGCGCCAGGCACATAGCCCTTGTGTCCGCGGATGGCGACAGCCTGCGACGGTTTGACCTCCTCGACACCACCCGAGTCGCCTTCCGCTTTCGCCTTGACCGCGGCGGCCGACGGGGTGTCGGGCGCGTCTGCGTGGGCGAATAGGCCACCCTTGCCGCGGTGGTGTTTCTTGTTGAATTCGGCTCTGGCCAAACCTGCCAGCGATGCGACCTGCCCGACGGGTTCCTCGTACGGGATCTCGGCGATGTCGAGCAGGTCGTTTGACCATCCGTCGATCCGCTCGAGCACCTGGTCGATAGTGAGGTGTTCGGTATCGATCGGGGCGAGCTCGTCGAAGAGGTCTTCGGCCGCGCCGGTACCGAACGCGACCTCGCCCGTGGCCGGGTCGATGACGATCAGGTCCAGCACGGTTGCAGTGTCGGCGGTGGCGACGGCGAAAACGCGCATCATGCCCCTTCCACAGGTTGATCGGCAGGCTCATTATCGGCCCGGTACCCACGCGTCCACCACAAGGCGAGCACCTGTTCGGGTTGCCCGTCGCCGGGGTCGAACGGGCATGCGGACAGCGGCAGGCCGGAATCGGCGGCGTGTTTGCCGGCGGTGTAGGCGGCGTCTTTGAGCGTCTCGCTCATATGAAGTCCCTCCCACTCGACCGGGCCTTTGTTGCCTTTGCGGCTTTCACATCGGAGGGGCGGGCGAGCAGCTGCGCCCGGAACTGGGTCCGGTTCAGGCGCGGGTTGTCGGCCCACCAGCGCAGCAGCTCCTCGGACGCGTATTTACGCGCGCGGGCGAGCGGGCCTGTGAACAGGCTCCGCGGGTCGATACGGGCGGCTTTGCCTTCCGGGGAGAGCATGTGCCCGGACGTGTTCTGTTCGGCCTGCAGGTAGGACAGGTCGAGCCACTCGTCGTGGTAGCGGCGCACCGCAGCATCGAGGGTTTCCCCGGGCTTGCGGTCGATTACTGCGGCGGCGGCCGAACGGTAGTCGCGGCCCTGCTCGAGCTGGGCGTCGAGATCCTGCTGCGCCTTGGTCGGGCGGCGTGGGCGTGGTTTCTTCTCACGACGGTCCATTTCGCCGATGACCTCGCGCAGCGCCGGCTCGTCCAGCTGGTCTTGGCGTGAAATGTCGGCGAACCGGGCGGCGAGCTGGTCGTCGGTCATCGCGCGCAGACGCGCGCGCGGGATGGACGGCGACGCGGGCGGCAGCGGCTCGGCGCCTTTGATCGCGGTCTGCCTGGCGCGGCGGAACGCGTCGATCTCTTCCGGTTCGGCCTGCTCGACGTCGGCTTTGATGACCTGGATTTGTTCGCCGTCGGGGCGGGTGTAGGTGAAGCCGGGGCGGATGACGTGGACGGGGGTTCCGCGTTGCGGGTTGCCGCCGATGTGGCGCATGGCGTGGCCGTCGAACGGGGCGACTTCACCCGCACCCGCCGTCTGTTGAACCTTCAACTTTTTGCCGAGCGCCGTCATTGCTTTGCCCAGCGCGGCCATGTCGTGGGCGTCAGCGGCGGCGAGCAGCTTACGCACGGCCGGGTCGTCCTGCACACCGTGACGGCGGGCGTCGGCGTTGAGCCGGTGCGCCAACGCCTCGGGCGTGGCCTGGTAGTCGATCAGCTGGGCCGCCTCGGCTATCAGGTCAGCGCGCGAGCGTACCCGGTCGATGTCGGCCTGCCGTGCGCGTGCCTGCTGCACCCCATCCGGCTCGGGCGCCTCGGCCGGCACGCGGGCCTTGCGTGTCCGGGACCGTCCGGACTTGTCCGGTGCCGCCTTGACCGCGTGCACGCTCGGGCCGGCGTCGCCGTCGCCGAACTTGCCGCCGCGCCCGCGGTGGTGAAGGTCGTTGAAGCGTTTCAGCTCGGCGCCGGTCAGGCCGAACTGCGCGAGCGTGAACTCGGTGAGGGTAGGCATGCCTCACCCCCGATATCCGCGGTTGGTCGGCAGCGTCATCCGCTCGCCGGCCTCTTCGATGAGCTGATCGCAGCGGCAGTTGATCCGTAACGCGGGCGGCAGGATCGGATCGCCGGGGAACATGGCCGGGAACTTCGGGCCGCCGTCGAGCCCGACCGAATAGGGTTCGAAGATTTTGCGGCGTTGCCCGTCGGTGTCGACGTGCGCCGGGCGTACCCGTGTGTCGTGGGAGTCGAGCCACTGCTTGATGAACTCCAGGTCGCGGCGCTCGCCGAGCTCCGTGTAGGCGTTGACCAGTCCGCCTTGCGTGGCCGCGCGTAGCTCGGTGCGGGCGATCGTCTCGCCGCGGTTGGTCCAGTAGGGTGAGCCGCCGTCGAGCAGGGTTCCTTTGATCTGCGCCGCAAGATCAGGTATCGGTGTGCCTTGGTCGGCTGCGGTCTGGACCTGCGCGCGGATCTTCCGAAACAGCTCGTCGGGTACCTGGACGAGGAAATTCTGCAGCGTGTCAGCGTATTGCACCGCGAAGGGCAACTGGTCGAACAGCACCTCGCCCTCCTTCTGTCCAAAAAGGACAGTCAACGGTTTGCGGAGCTGCGGCAGCACCTGCGTCTCAATCCAGCGGGTGACGGCTTGCTTCCACAGGCCGGCGGCGGCGAGGACGCCGAGCGGGTCGACGATCGCCGGGGCGGGGAACATCGGCCCGGCGACCGCGGCCAACCATGGTGCGACGACAGCGGCGAGGAAAGCGAACCGGGCCGCGCCGATTTCCTGCTCGGTGGGCGCCGACGGGGGTGAGCCGTTCTGGCCGGGCGGCAACGGCGTGGGGCTGCTCATGCTGGCACCGGGATACGGCACGGCTGCGGGTGTTGCTGGTTGACGCACCGCTCGAGGGTGCACAGCCGATGACCGGCTGCTAGGACGCCTTCGGAGAGCAGGAACGCGAGCGTGCCCGCATCGTGCGGGGCGCCGGTCACCATCTGCCCTGAGCAGTAGAAACGCAGGATGTCGCCGAGGATGCCCGGGTCGGTGCCGGTGCGTGCCGCCAGCTGCGGCAGCAGGTCGAATGTGCCGTCGAGTAGGCGCAGGGCGTGCTGCTCGTCCTCGACCTGCAGGCGGGTGTGCAGGTCGAACGTGCGGCCGGCGAACGCCGTCATCAGGTCGTCGCGTACGCCGCGGGTGAGCATCTTCTTACCGGCGATCGCGAGCGAGTGCAGGGCGGCGACCTCGACCGCGGCGAGCAGGGCCAGCTGCCCGGCTGTGGTCGGCGGTTCCTGCGGGGCGCCGCCGGCCGGTGCCGCCTCAGCCTCCAATGCCGGCTGTGTCTCGCCCGGGGGCAGCGCGGGCGCGCCCGGGGCCGCGGGCGCGGTCGCGGTGAAGGTGAGCCCGAGCGCCTTCGTGACGGCCGGGTCGGTGAGCATTTGCGGGTTCGACAGGATCGCCTTCGTGATCAGCCACTTTTGGAACGATTCCGGGGTGTGGGCGGCGGTCTTGGGGAAGTTGGCCGCCTCGAGCACCGCGTCGTCGGAGAGCAGGCCGAGCTCCCACAGCTGGATGGCGTCGGCAAGCCGGTTGGCGTGCACGACCAGCGGGGACATGTCGAACCACACCATGTACTCGTTCGGGTCGACGCCCATCGCGGCGAGCAGCGGCTGCAGCCACGTCTCGGTCAGGCAGTGGCACACCCGGGCAAGCAGCGGCGCAACAAAGTCGGTGTGGGTGCTGGCTTCGGCCTGCCAGGCACCCCAATGGTTCATACCGCCCAAACCGAGCAGGATTTCGGGGGGGACGTCGAGGCCGAGCGCGAGCCGGCGAATGCACTGGTCGAGGCGGTCTTTCGTCTCCTGGTCGAGCGGCGTCTCAAACGTCTGCCACTTGATTTTGTCGATGTCTTCGCCACGGACAGTCGCGAAGATAGGCACCAACGACCGGGCGTTGCCCTGATCTTTCAGCGTGCGGCCGGCAACATCGGCGAGCCGCGCCTCGAGCGCCTCGCCCGGATTGCTCGGCTCGTCGTCGCCGCGGGGGAAGTCCAGGCTATCGGGTAGGAAGATGATCCCAGCCCCAGCGAGACGGGAGTCGTTTTGCGCGCTCGAGCGTTTGTCGTACTGCTCGATCAGGTTCAACAGCGTCAGCGCGGAACGCACCGACGAGTCGGCGTGATCGGGTTTCTGCGGGTGCGGTGTCCAACACCGGCCGAGTAGGCCCGTATTCTGCTTGGCCCGTGCGGCGTCGACGGCCTTGTCTTTGCCCTGCGGAATCCAATATTTGACCTTGCCGCCGCCGTACTTGTGGGGCCGTTCGAACTCGAGCGCCGGCTCGCCTGGCGCCTGCTTGATCTGCGCCACCGACAGGATCATCCACCGGTCGACGGTTTCGCCCTGCCCGGTTTCGACGAATTGGAAGTATTCGCCCGGCGCGTACAGGTTGAGCATCGCGAGGCGGATCAGCTCCGGGCGTTCCTCGGCGCCGCCGAAGATCTGGTCGGACAGCTCGGCGATCTTCGCTTCGGTGACCTTCTTACCCGGCTCGCCGTTCTCCTTCTTGGTGATGAACAGTTCGCAGCGTGACCCCATCGACGCGATCGCGTTGGCTACCGCCCGCAGCTCGGGGCACCGGTCGTAGTGGCGCATCGTCTCGAGCTGCCACGCCGAAGACCCGAACTTGAAATCTTTCCAGCCGACCCCCTCCAACGTCATGGATGCGGCGGCGGCGGTCTGGTTACGTGGCCGCTGTTTCGGCATGACGGCCGGGGTTACGGCTGCGGTCTTCTTGCGCAACGTGAGCGCCATCAGCGGTGCGCCTCCTGGTCATCGTGTAACGGCATGGGCTGGTTGTAGAGGGTCGCCTTGCCATTGACGAGGCGCTGCAGGTCGGCGGCCATGACCGCGAGCCATGAGAACGCGAGCAGCGCGGCGGGGATCAACGCGGCCGGATGGTGCGGCACCAGCACGTATGCGGCGGCGCACGGGGCCGCGACCCAAATCGAGGTGCACCAGCCGCAGCTAATCAGGTAGGCGACCATCGTCCGCTTCGTCGAATGGTTCGTTGCCCGACGAATGATCCATGCCCGGATTCCGCCCGTTATCCGATCTTCCATGACCAGGCGCACGAGCCGCGCTGTGGCCAGCACGTACAGGCCTAGGGTGATCAGCTCCGACATGGCAATAACTGTAGGGGATGACCAAACGCAAAAGGGAGAAGCGCGGCACCGCCCACCTTGGAGGGTCAAGAGCAGGCCGCGCTCCTCCCAGCACCGGGAGAAACGGCAGCCTAGGCGCTGTGCCGATCGAGTACGGCCTCGCGGACGAAGCAGTCTTTCGCCTCGAGAAGCTTGCGCATGCCAGCTGCCAACTCGGGGCTGTCCTGCAGCCGGTCGAGCATGTCTTCGGCGAGGTCCGCGAACGGTTTACTGATCGCGGCAAGATGCTCGGGCAGGTGCGCCCACGCGAACAGCGGCGCGAAATGGGCCACGCTCGGGTGACGATTCGTCCATTTCTCATTCATGGCGGTGAGCCTACATGTCGATGTTCTCAGCGGCGTGTCACTACCGGCCGGTCGAGCGGCAGCATCGGCTCGTCCTGGCAGCCGACGGTCTCCTGATGCGCCATGAGCCCGGCGCGTCCGCCCTGCGTGTGGGTGCCACACCGGCAGTAGTACGTGGTGTAGTCGCGCGGTTTCGGTGCCGGGCTCATGAAGCAATGCCACGGCTTCGAATGGTGGTTGTTGCGGTTGCACACCTTGTGATCACAATGCTTGTTCATTGCCGTTCGCCTGCCAGCCAGGCGGCCGGGGTGATCGCGGGCCGGGGCGGCAGTACCTTGTGCACGGCGTCGCAGGCCTGGCATTCCTTCGGTGGGCAGCCGTCGACTTCACCGCCGCAGGCGCAGCAATACCAGTCGATCCAATGGCCGTGCTCGAGGTGCCAGCAGTGGCCGAGGGTACGCGCGCATTGCGCCTCGCGGCGCCATTGATGCCACCAGCCGAGCCACCCGCGGTACCGCAGCGGCTTTGCGGGCTGCCAGGTGCCGCCGATCTGGTGGCCGGTGTGGTGGTGGGTCGCGAATCGCGAATCGCGAATCGTGCTCGTCGTCGTCATGGCGGTCAGCCTAAAGGCGTCAAGCGTGTGGTGGGCAGCGACGCGTGGTCGAGCCGGTCCGAGACGGACGAGGTGCGGTTCTCGCGGCCTTTGAGGTAGGTGGCGCCGTGGACGAGCCCGTCGACGCGGTCGGGTGATTTGGCCTTGGGGTCTTTCGGGTCCCACGTGCACTGTTGGTCCTCGAGGCCCGGGAAGATGCCGGCGTGGTGGATGCGGCGCACCTCGTACCGCATCGCGATCGGTTCCGCGCGCAGCAGCTTGCCGCCCTGCTCGGCCGCCTTGACGAACTCGATCGGCGGCCGGTCGTACCGGTCGAACAGCCCTTCGGCCTGCATCGACTCGAACACGACCTGCAGGGTGTCTTTGAGCCACTTCTTCCCGTAGTCCTCTTCGACGATCAGCTTGGGCATCCGGCGCGGGTCTACGCAGTAGCGGCGGGCGTCGAGGACGGCCTTCCACGCGAGCCGCGCCGCCGGCAGACCGGCGATCTTGCGTGACAGGTCTTCGAGGACGAACTGCTCGTAGGTGGCGCTCGCGCCGATGACGATCAGGCCCTGTTCGTCGCCTGTGCCGGTGCCGGCGGGGTCGCAGCCGAGCGCGATCTCGACCAGCGGCGGCAGCGGCCCCAGCTTGTGGACTAGGTGGCGGGTGTCCTCGAGGAGTTGCCGGGTCCATAGGGCGCCTTCCACCTCGTCGAGTAGGTGGCCGTGGAGCTCCTGCAGCCCTTTGCGGGTGCCCTCGAGCTCGCGGATCAACTCGCGCAGCGTGATCGGGTTGAGGTTCGCGGCGTTCTCGTACGTGGAGCCGATGGTCAGGTGGTACATGGGGTCGCCTGCGCGGGCGCGCGTGTACCACTCTTTGAGCAGGCCGATCGGTTTCGGGGTGGTGGTGACGATGCACCGCGGCGACCATCCGCCGATGTCGGCGCGCAGGGCGGGCAGCAGGCCCTCATACCAGGCGTCGTGGGCCATCGCACCCCACTTGGCCAGCTCGTCGCACCACAGCCCGGACAGGTTGTATCCGCGGCCGACGTCGGAGTTGTCGGCGCTGTCGAAGTGGATGACCTGCTGACTCGGATACAGGGTGATTGTCGGTTTCGGGGCCTTGGTGTAGAAGAACACGCGCCCGGGTTTAGCATCGTCGCGCGGCGGCCGGTAAATCTTGCGGTAGCCGAG